GGATGTCCTTCACATTGAAATGAAAAATATAGAGGGGGGCGGTGATTTTTTGGAATATTGGATTTTGCTAAAGTGTTGATTTATAGGGATTTAGAAGTTATTGAATTGCACGATTATTTGGAATAATTTGGAATTTAGGGTAAAATAGGGGTGTTTCAATTGCACGATTATTTGGAATAGTTTATTTTTGGGCTATAATCGGGGGGTGAGAGTTGGGGAAAATGACCCAAAATTTTTACCCTATTTTTCTTACGATTGACAAATTTGTCAGTCATTTTTTGAGTACCTTTTGGGGGTATTTGGGATAGATTATTCAAAATAGGCGACGGTTGTAGTTCTACATCTCCAGTGGTAGGGTGGTAATTCCATTCCCGGAGGCAGTTCGGCGGTAGATAGATTGGATATTTCGGAGGCGGTGCGCCAAGGGGCGACATCTTTTATGGATGAAGGATCATCGAGTCCGAGAATAGTATCGCGGAAATCGATACCGGAGGACACTTCGAAGATTTGACCATTCATTGTGAGACAGATGTCGGATGTTCTATCATCCATCACGGCACGTATTTCATATTTTATGATGCCTGCTTTTTCATATCCTGTAATTTTACCGAGTTCACGAACGCGATTGGTAGTATGCTCGGCGAGACCTTCAAAATAATCAATCCCTTTATTTGTTACAGTAGAAAATTTAGATTGAATATCGGACATTACTTCCTGAATAGTTTTATCTGAGGTAAAATAAGGTTTAAGAATTTTATCAATATCATCCTGAAGCTGAGCGGTATAATAATCCTGTACCCAGAAAAGATTATGATTTCCGAGAATGGCTGATGCCTCTGCATCAGCGACATCGAAAGCAAGTTTCAATCCGGTAGATTTACCAATTTCGCCAATACCAAATTTATAGATCTGTTGATTGAGAGTGAATACATCGGCGTTAACAATATCGGGAAAATCCATTCCGATTTCAGATTGAAAAATATTCTGAATGTGGTTCAAGTGATTATTATTAAAGAATAATTCGCCGATACTCTCGAGATAATCGAGTGAATGTTTTATTGCAGTCTCAATTTTTTTATCAAAAGTATTAACGAGGAGAGTATTAAGTTTCTTTAAAAGTTTCTTATATCCCTTCTCATCTTTTTGTATGATGACATACTCAAGGTTCTTGAGTTCGGATTCAAGATTTAATAAGCTATTCTTCAATTGATTTACGGATTTTACGAATTTCTTTAGCGACATTATCGATTTGAGTTTCGATGGTTGCCGGGTCATCGGTACGAGGTTCGTAGCCGAGATACTGACGAGCTTCGTTGTCGTCGATGATATTGGCATTAGTAAGCTCGGTTGAATATTTCACCATTTCAGAAAGTTTTTCAAATGTTAATTCTTTCGGAACGAGTTTGAATTTTGTAATACCGAATCCGAGTCTAATAATAGAATTAAGTTTATTCTGAATCTTTATTTGTTCAGGTTTAATAATAGTCTCATTCATCACTTGGAACAGATCATAATTTTCGGATGTATTTCCGAGTTTACCCGGTTTAGAAATTCCGAGTAAGGACCCGACCACACCGTGTGAAATAACGATTGAATCTGTATTCTGATTTTGTGTCATAACGAATGATGCTTCACGTCCATCTTTTTGAATACGTTCAATTCGAATTTTCACATCAGGAGAATCCGAAGCAAGATACAGTGCCCGATTAGCATTAGCGACACCTTTATAGTTTGCAGACAGGAATTGAGTTATGGTAGATTCCTGACCTTCGCCGAGTTCGCCGCCTTCGACAATGATAGCAAAAGAAATCATCAAATCATTTTTAAAACTTCTGATATTATATTCATCTATGGTACGAGAGAGTGCAAGTTTAGCTGTTGCAGGATACCATTCAGGGAATCCATAAAATCTATCGAACGGATTAATATTGCGCAGCAAGAGAACACAGCGTTCCTTATTTTTATCAGTAAATACAGATTCAGAAAAAATAGAAAACTGAGCAGCTTCGGATGAATTTAATAATTGGATAACGGAAAGTTTGTCAAAAAGTTTACCTTCAGTTGACTCATCATAAACGAGACGAGCTTCATAGGATGGAAAGTAATATAACTCCGACAATTCATTTTTAGCATTTTTAACAATTTCAATCAATCCAAATCCAAAATTAAGATAATCCTCTTCGGATGCTTTAAGAACATCGATTAAATATTCATCATTCTGATTTATAGGTTTACCAGTAAAATCTTCAAGTATTTTGTATTCAGCATCATTAGTAAAATCTTTAAGTCCCGGATCATTAGGTTCAATGTCAATCCCTGCACCGATAATACAATTTGCTTTAAACTTAATACAGCGAGTATGTTCGGGATTGGACTCATAGCAAAGTTTAATAAAATCAGGGTCGATATACGGGATGCGATATTTAAGAGAAATATAATCCTTAATCTTCTGACCGGATGATTTAACAACTTTAACTTTATTTCTGATTTTAACGGATGTATCTTTTGTTTTTTCTTTTGCCAGATTGATAGAAAAAACTTTAGCCGAGACTTTACCCGGAACGGGAATAGTTTTAATCACGGGGCTTTGCGGAATTATATTATTTTGTTTTTTCATTATAGAATCTTTGAAGTAATTTTCTTTAATTTTTTTAGAATATGAGTATCAGCAATTTCAACAGCACCTGAGAGAGCATCGGGACCATCGACAAAATCGCCATCGGGATAATCAATCAACTGTTCAATAAGTAAATTTATATCCGAATGATGCGGAGCCCGGAGGAACTTAATATATCCACGTTCAATAGGAGACGACAATCGATTAATACGAATTTCCTTTGATACTCTATTAGTAATCATTTTCAGATTCAGTCGTTTACCTCGTTTCTTTTCGAGGATTTCATAATCCTCTTTCAGTGATGACTGGAATCCATTTGCTTCGATACCATCGACGGCGGAATTTAACTCTTCCGAAATATCAAAATGAGCATCAGCTGATTTCCATTTTGATTCTTTACGGATTCGAGCGTGAATAACATAGTAAATAAGATTTTGAATATCGACAGCCAGAGCAATAGTTGCTTTAAAGCAATGCTCTTCACCTTTAAGAGCTGACGGATCGTGATAAGTAACAACAGGGAAATTAAAATCTGCAATTTCAGACATCTCAAATTTTTGAATCCATTCTTCTTTAAAAATTGCTTCCTCATCATCGGGTTTCTGCATACGTTCGGTACGAAATGTGAATGGATCTTCCTTCTGTTCCGCAAGCAAGGATTTAAGCGGCATACGGGATTCCCAGATTGATTTCTGTTTACCTTTAGAATCTTCTGTGATTGCGGGATAAATTTTTCTAATCCAGTGATTATGTTCCGGTGAAGTAAGAAGAATATGAATAAGAGTTTTCTTTGAGAAATAATTCCCCACAAAAATAAACTGCCATTTCTTAAAATTCACACCCTTCATAACATCTTTGAGAATGTAGTTTAAACGGCGTTTAAGTATCGATTTTTTTCGGGGTGAATTTTGATTTTCAAAATCCTCAACAACAATTCTATCGGGGCGAGACGATCTATGTTTTTTACCTTTGCTTCCCATTTTGGGACCGAGGGCGAGAAACCGTTTACCTGACTTAGTGATAAAATCTTCCATAGTGCGGTACTGGGTAAGCTGTTCTCCGAAATCAGAAATAATACGTTGATTCTCTTCGAGCTCTGCACGGATAGGCAGAAGAAATTCAGATGCGGCTGTCTCCTGAGTATCGCAAATAAAAATCGTAAACTTATTCTTTTTAAAAAGCGTTTTATGAATTTCGTCAAAGAAAGAAATAACAGTTGACTTAGCGAGTTCGCGAGTACCTGCAACAACGACCGGTTGATTATAAACATCCGACAGTTCAAAAAGTTCTTTATGCACCGGTGCGAACTCATCTTCAGTATAATGCGGGAAATAAGTTTTTGCAAAGAAAAATTTATCTTCTGAAGCACGTCTGATTCTTTCAGATTTCGATTCAGGAGTATCGTCAGAGAAATCCGTTACCGACTCACGAATCCAAGAGCGGAGTTTATCAAATTCTTTTATGAAGTCTCGTTCGTTAAGCATCAGTTCATATTTTTAGGTGAATATTTTTCGAGCATACGCTGTTGGAATCCGGAGAGAAGTTTATCAAATTTCACACGGAACTCATCATCGAAGATATGTTTATCGGGCGAATAATTCATAAACTGACCGAGTTCATCGACGGCGAAAATAACAGACGAGAGCCGGTCTTTTTCCTTTGACAGACTTTTAATAGACTTCACAATTTTACAAATAGAGTCAGCGGCTTTAGCGACTTTATTGGGGTCACCGAGCTGTGCATCGAGAGAATTAATCATACGTTCGAGAGTATCGAGAAGTATCTCAGGAGTCTTGGTGTATTTCTGCATTTTAGAATCGCGGAGTTCTTTCCACTTTTCTCTATTAATCCAATTGTAGAGAGTTGACTCCGGTATCTGCGGAAATATTTTTCTAATATCGCCACCATCTTTTCCCAACAGGAACAGTCGTTTAGCTTCAGGTTTAATTAATCTATGATCATTCATAATTTCTTATATATAATTACTTCAATTGACTTATAGGAAAGAAAGAACTTATCGGACAGAATACGGATAGCGTTTTTAACGGGATTACGTTTCTGTCGGAGTTTTTTAAACTCATCAATAATCTGCAAATTACGTATTTTATTCTCGTCAGCAATACCGAGCCGGCGAGCCGCTTCAATAATTTCATCTTTTTTAGTCATTGGCATAAAATATTATGTATAAATAAAAATGTAAACCTATATTTTTCAAGGGATGATAAATTCTTTCTGCACGAGTATATACTTTCGACCATCGGCATAGAGCCGGGCGATAGCATTTGCGATGGTTCGATTACGTGCATAAATAGGTTTAACTTCTTTATTTGAATAGGTACACAGGAACAGGACTTCTTTTTTTAATTTATTATTTTGTGACATTTACTTTTACTTTTGAATTTTTAAGAGTAACGATTTTTTTCAAACCAATAATTACATCTGAAGCTTCACGGATTGAAAGTTCATCGGGATTAGATTTTGACTTAGTGGTATGACGAATAAACCCATTAATTCTATCTTTATCAAGAGAAAGTTTTGAAGCAAAGTGCATAATAGTACGATACTGTTTTTCTGTACGAAACCCAAAATTATTTGGGACGACTTTAGCGGTATTAACCAACGATTTAATGATAATATCGGCATCGGCTGAAGTACACTCTTTCAGTGACGACTTTCCGCACCAATCCGGAAGCATATCGTGGAGGAACTCATTATCCTTACCCGCCGACTTTAGACACGCAAATACCTTTCGAATTTGCAGAGTACTTATTTTGGTGTTTTGATTTTTCATCGTTTTGATTTTTTAATTCAGTAAAAGAAATTTCAAACAAAAATACTTTAGCGATTTTAAACTCATCGTGTTTCTGTGACAGATAGCGGACAGTAACGGCTTCGATAATACGATTTTGAACTTCGTATTGCGGATTAACATCCATCTTATAATGCACTTCCTGAATGATAAGCGGTTTGCGAGTAAGTTTGCACCAGACAGTTTGTCCGGGAGAAATATTTTCATTTGGGTTATTGATCATAGTTGATATTAGTTGTTTTTTCTACCGCAGAGTTCGCAGAGTTCGCAGAGTTTTTTGCCCATTCTTGTTTGTGTTTAAGACTATAATCTTTTCTTATTATTCCACCCATTTCAAACATCCCCTCCAATATCTGTTTAAAAACGGTTGTAAGTTTCCCAATCTGCACTGCTAAATCTGATAGACATAAATTAATTTTTGTGTATTTATCCGGGATTTGTATAGAAGCAAGATTATAAAATTGTTGATTTGTCATTTTGCTCACATACCTATATTTCGTAAATATTTTTGTTCTTTTGAACCCGAATTGTTTTTTCAAAAATCTGTATAAATGTTTGTTTCTCATTTGTTATTTCTTTTGTTTTTTAAAAAATATATTAAATCATTTAAAACCTTTCTTCTTTTGCACCGCTCCTCGTTGTTTAGAACGTATCTTTTCCCATCCACAATAAACGGTTTGCTTAAATTACTCATTATCTTTTCTAACTCCTTAATTTTCGCATTTGTTGGGTCTACTAACATATTAGCATTCATTATACAATCCTTGTCTTAAAACAAAATCGCAAATATGCACATCACCAAAACTCAGAAACCAATCCGTTACAGTATCGGATTTTAGAATATTATTAGTCCACCAAGACGGCTGTAATGGTTTACATTTCGGATAATCGTGGTTTAAAATTTTGGGATAAGCAATAATGTTCTTTTTAAATACATCAAGATTGTCAACAGTGATAATCTTCCTATCCTGCGTAGATAAAAACTCTTGAATCTCTTTCTGCAATTTATTTTTTGGATTATATTTTGCTCCTATAATAACAATGTAATATTCAGTCATTTTTATTTCCTTTTGGTTTTATCAAACTCCGTCCAATCAATCACGGCAAACTCTCCGAGACAGGTTTGTGTCAAAAACTTTTTCCAAGTCATCTTTAATCTTTTGGTGAAATTTTTTCCAGAAACAATAATAATATGTTTCGTGTCTTCGAGTGATGGGAGTTCATCCATACTATAAATGAAGCATCTTCCCCGTCCCCTCCAATTAACTTTAAAAACCCAATTGGTTTTGTTTTGAGAAATTAGTCTAATATTGCTCATTTTGCATTCCTTTCGGTTTGATTTGGGAATTCTCTGATTCGCAGATGTTTTGGGAACTTCGAAATATCTTTTTCTACTTTCCCGTTTATATTAATTTGTTTTACAAAAACAGGGACGTTTGTTCTTTTACAATCATCAATTATTTTTTCTATCCATTCTATTTTGCAGGGTCTTTTTTGTGTTCCTGATTCGCATCCAACGATTATCCAAGCTATCCGATATAAATATTTTAAAAAACATCCGATTGATATTTCTTCCAATAACGGCTCCATTGAAATAAATAGCACTTTAGATTTAATACAATCTAAAACGAATGCATTATTTAAATCTTGGTCTGTTGATACTGAAGTTCCTAACCAGATATTCTCTTCAAATTTACAAAACGAGCGTTGATAATATTTAAAAGCCCTCTCAGGTCGTTTAGTCAGGATTTGGAATGTATGTTTCGGATTATCAATCATCGTATCGAATACATTATCTATAAATTCAAAAGGCACTTTTTCGTGAAACAGATCACCCATACTAACGGTAAAAACCATTTTGGGATTTCTCCATTTATAAGGTTCGGAAAGTCTTTCGGGATGCAATTTAATATCCGTAAATTTTCTATAACCCCAAAATCTTTTTGCGATACTTTCAGCGTAACAATTTTTGCAACCCAGTGAAACTTTCTGACATCCAGAAACAGGATTCCACGTTGCATCAGTCCACGCTATTTTTGTATTACCGCTCATTATTCTTTCCCTTTATAATGTTTTGTGTTAGCGATAACGCTGATGATTATGGCGGAGCCGAAAACGGCAGCGAGTAATATTAATATGTAGAGTATTTTCATTTTGTTTAGTTGTTAGTTGATAGATGATAGTTGTTAGTTGTTGTCTCTCTGTGCTTGCGATTTCTTTCGTTCCCTAACTTGCGATGGAATGACAGATTGAATAGATTGAATTTATCGTAATTGATTTTCCATAGAATATTTGGTTTATTCGAGACGGGATTTATTTTGCGTTCGCCATCAGAATACAGAATTTCGTAATCGTGAACGAGTTCATTCACGCGGGCGGTGACGATATTTATTTCAATACCGGTCTCGGCGGATATTTCGCGGAAGATAGCGGAGCCGCCATTACGGATAATGAACGAGAGAATGAGTTTGTAATTATCGTTTAAAGACTTTTCATTCGCTATAATATCGAGATACGATTGGTTACGGGATTGAACGGGAGTAGCATTATCCATAAGTCCTCCCCCTTAATCCCCCTCCAAAGGGGGAAATAAAAAATAGTGGATTCATACTTTACCTCCATATATTAGAGCGAATGATATAAACATTCCGATGATGAGACCCAGAGCAAATATAAGAAGCCGTGCCGGTTCGTCGTATTTCTGTTCGACGGGTTTTCTAAGAAAGTTTTTCTCGTCGAGTTCTTCTGATATTTTTTTACCTATAATCATTTTGATTAGTTGTTAATTAATAGATGATAGTTGATAGATTTTAGCTGTTCGTTATTAGATTTTTTTACCACAGAGGGCACAGAGGTCGCTGAGGTTTTATTTTTATGGATTCCTGATAGGAGCATTCGGGAATGACAAGAAAGTGAAGTCCTCCCCCTTGATCCCCCTCCAAAGGGGGAATATGATTCTTCATTATGAACAGCCGGGATCATAACGATTTCAAATGCGGGTCTGCATTGCTGAGACAGACCCGCATAAAGGAGAACTAAAGCACAATTATTTTTGTTATGCGACGGCATCGGAGTCGAGGCTATCCCATTTGATTTCATATTTGAATGTATCGTCTTGTTCGATACGGAGTCCGACTGATGCAAGAGCTTCATCGGTGAGTTTCGATTTCAGGTCGGCTTCTTTGAGTTCCTTAGATTTCTCTTTTGTGACATAGGCACCGAGGATTGCTTCTTTATTGATTTCCTCTTTAGTGCGGATGAACAGGTCTTTTTGTTTTCCCCAGAGTTTCTTAATAAACTCAATAGTTGTAGCGACTTTAAATTTATTTGAGAGCTGAAGAACTTTCGGCGGATTGGTACGGAATCCAACGGACCCGTGGAAGAGTTCGATAGTACGTTTATCGACTTCAAACTCACGTTTATTTTTGGAGCACCAATCCTGAATAGCGAGTTCGAGATCGGCGACGAGTGCGAGTTCGTCTTTAACCTTTTCCTTATACTCTTCGGTTATATTCTGAATCTTCTTATTCATCATCGCTTCTTCTTTCGTTCTGACGGCTTCGGCACGTCCGATAAGCAGCAGTGCTTTATCGACATCGTCGAACGATTTTATTTCAGGTGGTTTTTCGTACTTAATCATTTTTGGTTTTTCCTTTCTTTTTTATTCTAAGTCCTCCCCCTTAATCCCCCTCCAAAGGGGGAATTGGGTTTGGCAACAGGGTTTAACAGTTTTAAAATTTATACCGGTTCAGCATCGAGTGAATCTTCGGTATTTTGTTTAATAATAATTTTTGTTTTCTGCTCGATAATAATATCGAATCCATCGAGATTGACGACGAGGTCATTCTCATTCAGGTGATGGAACTCGGACATATTATCGGATGCATACTGCTGGATATTATGCAAAAGCATATCGGAAGTATTTTTCATAGACTGCACTTCTTCCTTAACGGGTCGTTCGAGCTCGGTAACAGCTTTCCAGAGTGCTTTAATACGGGACTTTATTTTATGCTGAAGGAATTTATGTTCCTTAACGGCTTTGAGCAAATCCTCTTTAGACATAATTATTTGTGTTGAAACAAGTTCGAGTTTCGGGTCAGGTTTCGGATCATTGAATGAAGTCTGACCCGGAAGAGTTTCAACAGTTTTCCTTGGTCGTCCCCTTTGGGCTTTCCATTGAGTTGGTTGAACTTTAGGCATTTGGGTTTTTCCTTTCTTTATTGGTATTTAGTATTGGGTATTTGGTATTGGGTAAATTGGATCCTTGCATAGAGAGAGAAGTCCTCCCCCTTAATCCCCCTCCAAAGGGGGGATCATTAGTGAAACTTGTGAATAGAGCGGATGATAGATTATAGGTGCAGTCTGCGAAACGAATACGGTAATGATTGCCGATACGTTTGAGACTGAACTCATAGACTTTCATCTTCTCGGAAATTTCTTTAAAGAGAATTTCCTGAGAAACGGAGTAATATCGTTGAGCTGTTTTAATATGTTCGGATAATGGCATTAGCTTCTTCTATAATAGATTTTTGTTTCGATTCGGTTTTGCAAGTCTGATTAACACGTTCATCGCGATATTGAATAACATTACCGACCGACTTCATAAGCATTGAGAGTTCGGCTGTAGTGAAATTTCCATTGTATGAATATTTAGTTTCGGTAAATCCGTCTTTATAAGTATTATTAATAAGAATATATTCGTCAGTACGTTTTGAGAAGAGTAATTGAATCATCTTTAAACGATGTATAAATTGTTCGAGTTTGTTTAGAAGTTTCATAATTTTATCTCCTTATTTTTGATTTTCCAATTGCTCTGGAAATACATCCGAAAATCAAATCCCAAAATTCACTTGGGTGCGGGAACGCTATTTTTATTAATTCTAAAGTCAGGTCATTATAGAGTTCGATTCCATAGTCTTTAGTTTGATGAATATTTATCCCCGCTTTTCTTAAATGGTTTAGATCTCTTCGTACGCTTGTCGCAGAGCAATTAAATAATTTAGCAATATCCGTATCCCGGATTATGGCGCTATCGGGCTTTACATTTATCCGATGTAAAATTTTAGCGAGCCTCGCAATTTTAGTCTCATCAATTTGTTTTTTTACGTTCATAATTTTATGGCTCCTTTCTTAATGAGTTTAAGAATGAGTTCAGATGCTGCTTCGGCGGCGTTAACGTGTTGGGCTGATATTGCTTTATACTCTGCGAGGAATCCTTTAGAATTTTTGCGAAGGATTGTATCGATGGGAAGATACTGTTCGAGTTCGGAGAATGTGAAAGCGGAGCAGAATTTATGTTCGTGTCCGGGCATAATAAAAACTTCGGTAGAATTATGAATAAGTTTATTACGGATTTCATAAACCGCCATAGAATTCTGCGGCAGTCCTGCACGTTTAAGATTATTAGCAGATTTAAACATAACAAAATTTCTCATTATGCAGCCCTCCAATCGAGTTCCTGAGTAGCATGAGAAATCCATTCATCATTCACTTCTTTGGCATTATTACGTTCGGCAAGTTTAACCGCGAGATTAGCTATTTTAATAATAGCACGGATACCTCCGCGTTTTTCATACTCTTTAGCGAGCTTACGAATTTCAATATCAGAAACTTTATGTTTCGGTAAATAGTCATCGAAGACCATTCGAACATCATCCGGTGTAAGTATATTAACGATTTCCTTATAGTCAACTCTACTATATAACTGTACGAGATTTTCGCGGAGTGAGCGACCTTTCACTAATATAGTAGAAAGATTCTGGAGTCCGACCAGACACAGAGCCATATTGCCCTGATCATAGAGGTCGCGTAGAAGTTCGAGCATATCAGTTTTAAGACGTTCGGCTTCATCAATGACAATGAGCCGAGGTCGTTTACGTAGAATTTCGGAAACAATATCGAACATTTCGAACTGTGAGCCATAGGCAATCTGTCCGAGTGAGCGGAGCAGAGTAATGAGCAGATACTTTTTAGTCAGGACTTCATTCACTCTAATATATACAGCATCCTGATTATAGAGACAATAGTTCTCGAGGGCTGTAGTTTTCCCGGAGCCGCTAACACCGGTAATAACGGAAAGTTTCTTTTCCTCGTATGTACGATTGAGGGTCCGGAAGACGATACGCATAAGTTTTGTTTCATAGATTTTCTTTGACGAGATTCTAAGAAACTTTTCGATAGCAGACCAGACAAAATTTGTAGAATTATACGGATATTCATTCTTCAGAATTTGTGAAATGATTGAAGAAGAAATACCAATTTTTCGAGTGAGAGTATTCTGAGAAAATTTAAACTTCTCGATACTCTCTTTCAATTTATCGGAATAAATCTGAGCGAGGTCAAGTTCTTCCGATGGTGTCACGGGATTAGTCATCATCGTGTAGTCCTTTTATTTTTTTAAGTTTAGGTAAATTATTAATTTTAATTTCGAGTTCTTCCTGTTTGATATTTTTAATTTGTGAATCGAGAATACTTAATTCGTTAATAGTTGCAGTAGCAGTGGCAGTAGCAGTGAGAGCAAGTAGCCCCGATGAATCGGGATTTTGCAAAGAACGCTCAACAGTTGCAGTATTGAATGTAGATTTTAATTGACGTTCTTCGGCACGTTGCAATAATAATTCATCTTTGAATGAAGAATCGTTATAATGAATTGCACGTTGAAGCTCGGCAATACAGATGAATTTCAGATTACGGATTATATCCGGTGTAAGATATTTTTTATCATTAATTTTCTGGAGTTCATCGGAATGAAAAATATACAACTGATTTGTATTAATATTAGTATATCGTATAATAACGCGTTCACCTGCGACGGGTCGGAGTTTCGGAGAATAGAATTCTTTTCCGTTAAGATTAATACCTGTTTTAAGCTGGACCGTACGGAGTTCAAAATTCATAGCATAGATCCCGACGGATTCAGGGTTACATCGAACAGGTTTAAATCCCTGACGGATTTTATATTCGTATCTTCCGTTAGGTGAATTAACAGTTTCGCCGAGAGTGTTTACAACTTCATCTTTACAATTAATATCATACGCCAATTTACCGACTGAATCAATTTTCAAACCGCCGTGAATACGTTCGTGATACTCTTGAAGTTTCTCATCGAGCAATTGAATTAATTCAGTAATATGCATAAACCTTTTCTTCGAAGATTTCAAACGACCTTCGGGATTAGCAATATTAATAATATTACAATCCCAGTCCTGTTCCTCTTTAAATAATTTTTCGGTACGGGTAATATCACGCTGCTGACCGAGAACAAACTTCAGACGATTACGGGTATCATCAGGGAACTCCTGATATTTATTACCTGTATAACCAATTTGAGTTTTGAGTAAATTATCGAGAACATTATGAAACGATTCAATTGACTTAGCGCGTGCGAGTTTAACGGTAGCGAGAGTAGTTTTAATATTAAGATTTTCTTTCATCTGAGCGAACCGACCTGAGAGATACGACTTACCGTTATCGTGTTTACAGATTTGCGGAAGTCCCCATTGATCAATAGCGACAGCAAGAGAATTAGCAATTGCTTCAGAAGTTTCCGTAAAAGAAACCTGATAGCAATACCGGCGGGTTGCAGCATCATACCAACCCATCAGATAGGGTCGATAAACTTTTTTCCAATCGTGGGAAATAACAAGTACATCGAGTTTCTTACCATCACCGACAATCAGTTCAGCCGGTTGAAGTTTAGAATAATCGAGTTTCATAGTATGCTGACGTTTATTACGATAATCATAGATACCGAAACGATTCAGGAACAGAGCATCAGCGGAATTATTTTTTATTTCTTTTAAGAAACGAGATGCGGAAGCATAAGAGCCAATTGATAATTGATAATTGATAATTGATAATTGATTTTTAGGAACGGGTAATTGATTAATAAATTCGGGTTTAATTTCATAAGTGCCCGGAACGAACTTAGTAGTATAGGATGAAAGTATAGAATGATTTTTTACATCACAAAGATAGCCGTTGACAATATCGAGGACTTCACCGGTTGATGCAACAGAGAACTCAGAAGAAATTTTACGGAAATACTTATGTAAATCTTCATAGGCACGAATAGCGCATCCGCCGTGAATTTTATCACAGAAAATTTCCTGTAACTTTAATAATGATTCATTTGAAAAACTACGGGCAGTACCTTTATCGGATTTTGATTTACGGGTTAGGGATGCTGCACCTTTGGACTTATAGAGATTTAGTTTTGATTGAATTGACGAATAGGAATTCTTTATATCATATTTAGAAGCTGCGATAAGTGTATCCGATTTCCCTTTAATATTATTTTCAATAATAAAATTAAGAAGTGACTGGAGACGGATAACGGAGGTTGAGAGTTCACGGGGATCAGAGCTTTCCACTCGCCCAGTCGAGTCTTCGACCGCAGAGTTCGCAGAGTTCGCAGAGTTTATAGCATCATTCTTTAGAGGTTGATTAATCATCGTCAGTTAGATTTTGGGTTAAGTTTTCGGTTAATAATTCTAACGGGTTCACGTGTTGCATAGAAATCTACATTATTAATTCGTTCACGTTCGGCTTTACGGGCTTGGGACAATTTTTTATTGTACGCTTTTTTCTTTTTGTACCTATCGTAATATGCAAATGAGTCGAGGGGGTTCATTGTTTTTGTGAGTCAATAAAAGTTTGCCAAGAAGTAAACAGGTTACGATAAGCGGCATCGCGTTCGGACAAATGATTGAAATCAAAAATATAAATTGAATCGGAGACGAGATAGACTTTCAATTGAAATTCACTATTGAGATTATCAATAGTTTGTATAGCGACAACGCGAGACAGGAGCAAGTCCATATCTTTAACTTTAACAATTTGGTCAGGAATACTCATGCGGCTTTGGTTAAAAAGTTTTGAAGAAATATTAAAATTTTCATTTTTTGTTTTTCTGCTTTTCTACTACCATTCAAAATAAAAGACAAATACACGGGAGTAATCCCAAGCTTCTCCGCGATATATTTATTTTTCAAACCGGTATCTTTTATAAGTTTTATTAAATTATCTGTTTTCATTTTTGATTAAAGATTCTTTATTTAATTTTTCTTCCTCAATAAATTTTTTGAATTTTTTTAATTTTAGAGTTAAGTCAACAAGTGTGATAGACTCATCATCAGTAAAATTTTTAAAAGAACGCATTGCGAAAGAGAATGCCCGAATAAATAAATCGGGGTCGGAATAAATAATACTATTAAGATCTTCCTTATCAATAAGGATAAAAGAAATATGTTTTAGAACTTTCCGGATAGTGTCTTCTGAACCTTGATATTTACCTTGAAGTATTTGGATTACGGTTGAATGATTCAACTTTAAATCATTAGCAACGCTCCTAATGGATTTTCCCTTCTTTTTCAATTGTTCTTTTAATGTCATAAAAATTTAATAATCGTTTGTTAAAGAATAATTAAACAAAAATATCGTTATTTAACGATTATGTCAAGCACAAAATTCGTTATCTAACGATTGTCGAAAAATATTCGTTATATAAAGATTTCCATTGACAATAAGAAAGTTGTGCCTTAAATTGTGTTTAACCATTTTTAACCATACTTTAACCACGTTAGCGGGAAGATTAGAAGTATCTTTCTAACGTATTTTAAAAATGCCAGAATTTAATAAAAACATATTCCAAAAAAGGATTAAAGAACTCAGGGAAGGTTTGACCCAAAAAGAGTTCGCTCAACAAATCGGAATTAGTCATACATTGATCTCGGATTACGAGAAAGGGAGGACAAAGCCGACTACAGAGATATTAGATAAATTCGTTAATAATGCGAAAGTGAATTTGTTATGGTTATTCACCGGCATAGGTAATAAATTTATAAGTGATAATTTTATTGTAAAAGAAAAATCTCAAAGCTACGGAACAAAATTCAAAGATGTTCCGCTTGTCGGAAGTGTAGGTTGCGGGATGCCATTACACAGTTGGAATGAATATGGAAATGATTTTTATAGTATAAGTAATGCCGGGCATTTATCCAATCCGTTTATTCTCAAAGCAAAAGGTGATTCAATGATTCCCTATATAAATCAAAATGATTTATTATTATGCTCTGACGAACCTCAATTAATAAAAAACGGAAGAGCCGTTATTGTCAGTTTCAAAACAGAACCCGATACTCAAGAAAGCAATGCGAAATTAATTAAATATTTAAGTAATGATTTAGTAATGCTATACTCTGTAAATACAAAATACGAACCTATTATAATAGAGAAAAAACAAATCTATCATATTTACAAATTAATAAGAATAATCAGAGAGGTAAAATAATGAAAATTTTTTTAATGTTTGTTTGTACCGTTACTATTATAGTAATTACAATGACGGATGGATATTCCCAAAAGAAGATATTCATTGAAACCGGATTGACGGCAGGGATGGAAGCAACATCTTTGAATGTATCAATAAATTATTTTGACAAGAAAAATTTCTTTGCGGGTGGTGGATTTAATTTATTTGGTATCATGAGTTATAATGGATTTAAAGAGCCCGCAGCTAAAACACTTCAGATCCTATCACCATTATTTGATATACAAGACGTTGAGGAAAGAGGTCCGTTTGGGCTTGGTGGAGGATTCAGGATTTTTACAAACTTTGGTGTGGGGATTGAAGGGGGCGTTATGGCGACTTGGAAATCCAAATACACTACATATAAATTATTTGATGCAGATTTTAAATATGCTTGGGATGAAAATAAATTCAAATTATATCCTTACGGGAGAATAATAGTATTCACACCTGAAAATAAATTTACAATTGGGTTTGAGATGAATGAAGTAATCAAAGCCGGAGCGTATATAGGTTATAAGTTTTAGAGTATTCCTCCCCTTAATTCCTTTTCAAAGGGGTAAATGATTTTTTTAGAAACCGTTTAGAGATAAACGGTTTTTTTGTTTTATAGTTTACATTTCAATAGTTACAAATCACAAATAACACATCGTTAAAAAACTCCCTAATAAAAAATAGGTTTACAATTTTATTTATACATTATATTTTTTGGGTTAATAATAGAAGTCAGAATTCAGAAGTCAGAATTCAGAAAAAAGAGAAAACAAAAAATGATAGACCATAGATGAAAAAATAGAATGGCAAATGAGCTAAAGAATATAAGGATAAGTCTGATAAGTTTAGTTGGTAAAGCGGCTAACAAGACTACTTTTATATACAAGAGTTCAGATGGCGGGGCAGAGTTGAGAAGATTTGATATTATTAAGAAAGATGACGAGAAGAGATTAGTTTACGGAATAGTTTATCCTGCGGGAAAAGTCGATGCACAGAATGATTTTGCAACACCGGAGGAAGTCGAAAAAGCCGCACACAATTTTATGCAATCCTTAGAGAGCACCGAAAAGATTGACACCGGTCACAATTTACAAATCGCAAAAGGCGTTAAGATAGTGGAGAGTTACGTCGTAAAAAAAGGCGACGAGATGTATCTGAACGATGAAGGTGCATGGGCTATAGTAGTAAAAGTTGACAACGACGAAATCTGGGGACAGATAACGGACGGAACGTTCACGGGATTTTCGATGTGGGGTGAAGCTGAGCGAATTGCGGAAGAAGTTAGCAAGGAGGAAATGAGTATGATGAAGAATATATTTAGTGTATTAAAAAAGGTATTTAATAGTAGTGGATCCCCGATAAAAACATTCGAGGATGACAATTTTAATGTAAAAGAGATGGAAAATAAAATTCAGATAGCAAAAGATTTTAATGCAATGATAGCGGCACAGGATGTGCGGGAATACATCTGGACGTTGAGGGATTCATTTGACCAGATATACAATGATGCGGCAGTGGTGGATAAGAAGACAGCGATACTTGCTAATATAGATCAGTTTAAGGCAAAGATAGAATCAGTTGACATAGCAAAAGGAATACTGGCAGAGATAATGAAGGATGGTGAGATTGACATTGAGAAGGCGGGAAAAGTTTTAAGTGAAGCAAACTTGGCAAAATTACAGGCAGCAATAGACAATATTAATTCGATTTTAGAAAATTCAAAAATACAAAAAATGGACGAGAAAATTCAGAAACAAATTGACGATGCAGTTGAATCCGCAAAGGTAGAATTGCAAAAAGCAAATGATGCAAAGATAACCGAGTTAAACGGTGAGATTGACAAACTCAAGAAAGAAAATGAAGACTTAAAAACCAAGTCACCCGGCAGCGGTCAAGGTGTAGCGGACCCGGCAAAGGTCGAGAAGGAAGATGACGGAATTAATTTTCTTGGTAGATAGTATTTAGTAGATAGTATTTAGAAGAAAGAAATGGAAAACGAACAAAAATAATAAATAAGAAATTAAAATAATATAAAAAATGGATAACAAAGAATTAATAGCGATTGTAAAAGGTATCATAGATACCAACGTTGGCGGACTTGTAACCACAAAGCAGTTAGACAAATTCATAACAACTATTGTTGACAAGTCAGGATTTTTAAAAAGGGGCAGAGTGGAAAGAAACATTGCCACTACATTGCAGCTTGACAGACTTGGAATAGATTCCAGAGTCTTGAGGAAAAAGGTTGAGGCAGTTGCTCCGACAACACCGACAGGTGTAACCAGAGAATACGAAGTATTAACACCTTCAAAGGTGATATTATACTCGCAGCTTTCATACGACTGGCTACAGAAAGCGCTTGGTGGCACACCGAATTTAAACCCTGATTCAGCCAATGCGGTTGAAAACTTAGTCTATGATTTACTTGCAAAGCAATTTGCAAACGACTTAGTTGACTTAGGATTTAACGGTGACACCACACAAACAGGTGACGATTTTTTAAAGATAATGCACGGCTGGCTGAAGAAATTCAGTTTGAATGCAAGCTGCCATAACGATACATACGCCGGCAGTGATGTATTGACTGATATATTCGATGCAATGTATGAAGCGATGCCGACAGAATTCAAAATTGATTCTTCAAAATTGAAATATCTGGTAAATCCGAAAACAGCGACAGCATACAGAAGATTACTTGGCGAAAGAAACACAGCACTTGGTGATTTAATGATGGTGAAAAACGAGCCGTTATACTACAATGGAATTTTAATTGACCCGATATGGGCAATGCCGGAAGATCACATTGTATTATCATTTGACGAGAACTTCGCAATCGGATTCGGTCAGAACATGCTGGTTGAAAGAGACAAAGACATTAAGGCGCAGACAATTGACTTAGTTGTAACCGCTGACATAGCATACAACTGTGTGATTCCTGAAGCAGTAGTGTATTACACAAAATCGTATCGTCAATTGTCGGAATAAATGGAAGAGCCGCTGCTGGTGAAATGGTGGCGGCTCTTTTTGTAAGAGGGTGGAGGTAGATAGATGATAGATGTTAGATGATAGATGTTAGATGATAGATGATAGGTGTTAGATGATAGATGTTAGATGATAGATGATAGATGATAGATGATAGGTGTTAGATGTTAGATGATAGGTGTTAGATGTTAGATGATAGATGATAGAAAAGCAAAACAGAAATAAAAAATAAATGGCAGAGGAAGAAAAAATATACATAACGACTACGGAATTGATAAAGCAGCTTGGGAACATTGACAAGGTTGATGAGACTACGAAGATATTACCGATGATGCCTTTAGGTAAGCGGGATATGATAAAGGTGATAGGACAGGATAAGTACGATGAATATTTAGATTTAGCAGAAGATGATTTTGACTATCAGATACTTGCCAGAGCGGAAGCATACTTTGATTTATGTTATATCGCGAGAGCTTTGAATAAAGTATCGACAGGATCGGGATATACGCGTTCGACAGGGTTTCAGGATTCGAGACAGGAGAATATGGGTGAGAGTGAATTGGAGTCAATGATAGAAAGTTACAGAGCTGAAGCGAATAATTTATTAACTGATTATAAGATAGTGAATGACACTGATGAAGACGGGAATGATGATTCGGCAAGAGCGGGGAATATAACGATGATAAGTATTTAGTCGATGGAGGATACATTTGATAAAGGGTTTGAGGCGTATGAGGGTAAAGTCAGGATAATGATAGAGCAGATAATGATGAGGATACTTTTGAAGATACATCGTGATGCTGATAAGATAATAAGAGACAACAAGGCGATAGCGAGTGCAGAGATGGTGAAGAATTTAAGGGAGCGGGTTTATTATGAAGCGGGTAAGATAGTCGGGGTGGTTGGAGTCGGAGCGAATGTTCCTTATGGAATATTCAGGCATGAAGGAACGAAGCCTCACTTTCCGCCGATTGAGCCGTTAGCGAAATGGGTAATACAAAAAGGTTTATTGAGAGATGACAAAGGTAAGACGATGACACCGAGGAGAGCAAAGAAAGTCGGAGCGGATGTGAGAGCGAGACAGATAGCGTTTTTGATAGCGAGGAAGATTTCGAAACGCGGAACGACAGGGTTGAGATTTTTGAAGATGGCATTAGATATGAATGCGGGATGGATAGTTTCACAGTTAGCGGTTAAGAGATAGTATTTGGTATATGGTATTGAGTAGTGAGATAACAGAAAAATAAAAAATGGAATTACAGGAAAAAATAATAAAGGCGATAGAGGATAACGACACAGAGGGAATGGACTTAGATTTTGTGAAATATTTTTCAAGGACGAGTTTATTCCCGCCGAAGGATTATCCTGCTGTGATAGTTGATGAAGAGCCATTTGATTTCGGTCAGGCAAACGGAGGGGTGTTCGGAGAGGTTCAGGAATGTACTATTTATCTTTTGACAGAGGTAAAAAATTTAAATGAGATGGATGAATCGGATTACAAAGGATACAAAGAAGAGAGTTATGCAAAGATGAAGATATTGCGGGATAAGATTTATGATGAAGTCGGGAACATTGAATTTGGGAGAGGTGATAATTATATGACGACAATTGAGAGTGTACCGGTGATGTGTGTGGTGGTGCCGGTGAAGAAGACGATTTTAAATTAGTAGTTAGTATTTAGTATTTAGTAGTTAGAAAGAGAAGAGAAAAAAAGGAAAGAAAAGAGCGTGGATTCCCGATAGAAACATTCGGGAATGACAAAAAGAGAAATGGAAAATAAAAGAATAAAGAATATGAAAAAAATAATTTTAGTGGTAATGATGGTGATGGTGCCGATAATATGTATGGCACAGAATCCAAGAATAATCAACAAGACAATCGGGACCGGCAATGATACGTTATTGCTTGGTATTAAGGGACAGAAAACGATTAAGGTTGAAGTCGCGAGCGGAGACAGCGCGTATGTATTGATACCTGATGAATCGGGAAATTTCTCGGTGACAAATTACATAGCGTTATACAGAGGTGACAATGCATCATTTAAATTTGACGGGACAAAGTTAATTACGAAATCGAAGTCATCGAGCAACATAACAATATATAATAACGGAATAGACATAGCCCGTAAGTTACAGGGATTTTCAACTGACGAGGAATACACGTGGGTTGGGACACAGACGTTCTATGATATAGTGTTGAATGGGGAACATTTAGATTCATTATTGAATGCAAAAGCGGATACCACTTGGGTATTGGATAAACTGAATCCTTTATTGGGGATTGACACAAGCAAAATACTTGACCCCGTTGATTTTGCAGGTGGAAAGTTTATTCAGGAATCGAATGGAAGTTTTATTCCTGTTAGTGCAAGTGATTTGTTGGGATATAAAGAGTTAATTGTTGATGTGATAATAAACAGTGCTGATAGTTTGGCTCAAGTTACAGTAATTCACAATACGACAGGAACTCCTAATAATAGCATTACTGCAACATATCAACCAGCACAAGGATTTGATATTCATTTTACTGCTATTACTGGGACTTACTACGTATTAGCACAAACTCAATTTTATTATTCGCAAAGTCTATATGCAACAGGTGGATATTTGACTGACGAAGCATACACAGGGGTAAAGACTACCAATCCGAATATTGTAACATTATTTTCTTATAATACATTGTTTGCAGTTAATACAGATAATTTATTCGATTCTCATATTCCAATCACTATTAAATTTTATCCATAATGAGAAAATTACTTTTATTAATATTCATATTTGTTTCAGTTAGTTGCTATTCACAAACAAAAGTATTATTTGCAGATTTAGGCACTCCAAATGAATTACACGACCTTTATGTTTATAATGAATTTCTTTTGGCTTACCCTGCATTTGACACAAATAATGCAGTACATAGAATTTTTACAGCGATTACTCAAGCGACATTCGATAGTGCAGTGGCGAATGGATGTAAGATAATAGTTCGTTCAACGACAGGTGCAAGTGGGATTTTAACGATTGCTAAAAAATATTATCCGAATGTATTACTTGTTATGTCAACAGGAGGTTATCCACTTACAGAATTATGGAGTGGGGAACTGCCTTGTATAGTTTTGACGGGTGCAGGGGATAGAAATAACGAGACGGCTTATAAAGTTGAGTTTTACGATACGTACATTCAAGAGGGAATTTGTCCTCCCGAATATTCTTGGTGTCCTTCATATTCAAATGGTAGAATTGCGGGAAAGTTAACTTTCATAAGGGATTATGCAATTGCTAATAATTATGATAGTTCGCTTTGGGCGGTAAGATATTATGCACGAATGAATAGCAATAATCGGGAATCTCCTTCGTCTGTTGATGGGTTTGGGAAAATTGACATAGAACTCTTCGATATATCACAATTGACTGTTCCTCAAGACCCTTATACTGCAATTGACAGTGTATCAAGCATTACAATTAATTCAAGTATTTCAACAATTGGAATAACCTTTCCGACAGTTGCAAATGCAGTAGGTTATCAGATTATAAGGAACGGAATTGTAATTGATACAGTGCTAACAACAACTTTTATAGATAATACTTTGGAACGTACAAACTCTGCAACTCCGATTGTATATCAGTATAGAATATTAGGTGCTGGGGATGAAGTAAGTGCAATTTCCGATTCAATACAAGTAAGATTTCGCAAGTACAATAAAATTTATTTCAAATGAGAATTTTGAAGATAATATATTATTTGCCAATAGTGATTTTTCAACTTGCGAAGCAAAGTATGAGAGAGAAATTACAACAGAGAAGATATGCGAAGAATGAGAAGGAACGAAGAAATAACATTGAATTAATTACACCAAGAACGAGGGTTTAAAAAAATAATAAAATGAGTAAAGACAATCAAAATGTACATCTGGGAGAAGGCGATTTACTGCTAAAGTTTCCTGATGACAATGCAGCGGTAGAGATAGGATGGTGCAAAGACTTTCAGTTAGATGCGAAAGTAAAGATGCTTTCGATTGAAGCGGGTCAGAGTATATATCCGATTTCACAATTCATCACCGGTGTAGATATGAAAGTGAGTGTGATTGCTTTAGAATCGACACTTCGAAACTTAATAGCGGCATACGGCGGCGACCCGAACGAAATAACGGAAAGCATTCCTGTCGGTTCGCATAAATACACATTCACAGCGGATTTAATGACTCCACCTGAAGCGGTATTGACTTACAAAGTTCCGCGACCATTTGACAAAACCAAGTTTATAGAGCTGACTTTAAACAGGGTTCAATCGGGCGGCGGTTTGCAGTTACAATTTCAGAAATTAAAAGAGAACACTTTTAAGATGGAGTTCACAGCATTGGCTGAAGAGAATGGCGGAGTGAAGACAGTCGGCACTTTGGAGATGGATGAATATGATCCTGAATACTTTGCAGAATTCACGGTTGTAACAAACAGCACCAATCAGGTAGTTGCTGCGGGTTGGAACGATGCAGATTTATTCCCACAATACGTTGCTGAAGAGTGGGACAGCTTCGGAGATTTCCTGACTTCGCTTGGGACATTCGTAATTGATTACGGTGACGGAGTGAAGGCAAGAATTTCAATGGACGATTTAGGATATACACACACATACGCAGCTGCGGGAACATACACACTCACAATATGGAGTCCGTATGTATTTGTGAGCTCGGCATACATAACAGCGGTTGGTGATTTGGCTAAATTGAAGAACTTAGTAATTGATAACAGTGACAACATATCAGCTCCTCCGGTACTTGCGGGTTTGGCAGAATTAGAATTATTATCAATAACCGAATGTGCGGGAATAGTAACGCCTCCGGCATTGGCGGGACTGACTGCATTAAAGACAGTGGACATGACGAACTGTAAATTATTGGTTGCGGGAGTAAACGCAATATTGACAGCGTTGACGGTTGCGGGATTCACAGCACTTGACGTAGTAAGTTTGAAACAGGACCCGGCGACAGTACCGACAGGCGGAACGAAGTCAGCGTTCATATCGGCACATCCGGCAGTAACATTAACAACAGACTAAAAGAACAGTGGCAGTTGCAGTGGCAGTTGCAGGGAAAATAAAAACAGAGTAAAAAAAATTAAAATAAGGAAAAAATAGAAATGGCAAAAGACAATCAAAACGTTCATCTCGGCGAAGGCGACTTAACTTTAAAATTCGCTGATGATTCAGTAGCAACCGAGATAGGATGGTGCAAAGATTTTCAGTTAGATGCAAAAGTCAAAATGCTTTCGATTGAAGCGGGTCAGAGCATATATCCGATTTCACAATTCATCACCGGTGTAGATATGAAAGTGAGTGTGATTGCATTGGAATCTACACTAAGGAACTTAGTAGCGGCATACGGCGGTGATCCGAACGACATAGCAGAAAAACAAGGACAGGCGGGAACATTCGTCTATACGTTTTTAGCAGACATCATCGCACCACCCGAAGCAGAATTAGTATATAAAGTTCCGAGACCGTTCGACAAAACAAAGTACATTACTTTGACATTGAACAAAGTGCAATCAGGCGGCGGTTTGCAGCTTCAATTCCAGAAATTAAAAGAGAATACTTTTAAAATGGAATTTACCGCATTGGCAAAAGAAGTACAGTCCGTTATGACAGTGGGGACTTTGGAAATGGATGATTACACAGAAGGGGCTTAAGAGCAGTTGCAGTGGCAGTGGCAGGAAGAGCAGTAGCAGGAGCAGTGGCAGAAGCAGGAAGAGCGGTTACAGAAATTAGGAGTTAGAAATAATAAAAATTATAAAGAAAGGAAAGTAAAATGAGATACAGAAATGTATTAGGGCTGGTGATGCTGATGTTTGCGATGATTTTATTTTCATCGGAGCAGACACAATCACAGCCGATTCAGACAAGTTCGACAGCGAAGTACGTGAAGACGGCGGTTGACACAGTCACGTTCACCGGAGTAACAGTTAAGCGGCAGGGGATGATAACGAATCAATCCGCTGACAAAAACTTAGTTGTATATTTCTCGGACAAAGACGGAATAAAACTTACAAACAGTTACGTAATGATACCGCCCGGAAAGAACTTAAAATTCAACTGTGTGACCAAGAAGATATTCAGAAATGCAGTTAGCGATAGTGTATTTTCTCAGGTGATATTAGGGGATGTGCAATTGCAGTCGCAGAAGCAGTGGCAGGGAGAACAGTTGCAGTGGCAGGAGCAGTTGCAGAAAGAACAGGATAGAAAACTTCCAATTGAAATGCGGGACCCGTGGAGTGAAGAACAGTGGCAGTTGCAGTGGCAGAAGCACAATAAAAACTTAAAACGAAACTAAATACCTCCCCTTTACTTTCTCGATGAGGGAAGGTGAAGGGGCGGAAAAATTAAACAAGAATATGTTGACAATTGAGAATGGAAATCCCGACAAAAAATTAAAAGTATCCTTAACCATATCAGGCTGGGTAGTAATAATATCATTTGTATTTTCACTGGCAGGAGTATTCTACGATACAAGAGCCAACATAAACGATTCAAAGGATGACATAAGAGATTTACGTCAGAACAAACTTGATTCATACCGATATGAGCGTGACAGGCAATTTGACAATTACAAAGACTCGGTAATAAATTGCAAACTCGATTTAATTTTAAGAAACCAAAAATAAAAATTTAGAAATGAAAAACTGGAAAACGACAGTATTTGGTGTGGCATCGATTATCTTCGGGATCGGTAACATCATATACGGAAATGTAGAAGCGGGAATTGCTTCTATAGTAACCGGATGCGGATTACTTCTCGCGAAAGATTTCAACGAAACGGGCACGGGCAAATAACCAATAAACAGGGGGCGGTGTTAGTTCGCCGTCCTCTTGATTGGTAGCTGGTATTTGGTAGATAGTATTTGGTAGTTAGAATTTAGAAAAATTAAAAAAATTAAAAATGCAGAGGATAAACAGAATAAAATTTTTTACACTTTTTAGAAAGCACTTCGGGAATATAAAACAATCGCAAGTTGACGGATTGAATTTTTTACTTGATAAACTTGACCAATCGGATTTAATACTGAGAATATCGGAATATGCTTATGTGTTGGCAACGATAGCGATTGAATGCAACTGGACTTGGCAGCCGGTTGTAGAGGCATACTGGATAAAGCCGGAGTGGGCGAGAATAGCGGCATTGAAAACATACTATTATCGTCTTCGCAAATCAATGTATCCGTTTGGAAAACTTTTTGCGGGACAGGGATTTGTTCAATTATCTACATACAACAATTATGTAGTATTTAATAAACTTGTTAAAAAAAGATTCCCGGATAAAGACATAGTTGAGAATCCAGAGCAGGCAAGAGAGCCGGAGATTGCATGGGTAATATTGGAAGAAGGAATGACATCGAGGGAAGTAACTTTCAAGGATGAATCTTTTACAGGATATGTATTGAGAGATTTTTTTAATGACAGAAAGATGGATTTCTACAATGCAAGAAAAATCATAAACGGCTTAAGCGGAGCCGGCAAAATTGCAGGTATAGCGGTAAAAATATATGACTGCTTGGAATTCGAGGAGGCGGCATGAATAAATGGACTGAGATATTGATAGTGACTTTGGTATTGATAATCATCGGGCTTGGTATATGGATGACATTGAATCTGATTAAGAGTGACGTGCCTGAGCCGAGTCCGGCGGTGCTGTACAAACGTGATACTGTTACGGTGGTTGAATATAAAGACGTGATTAAATACAGAGACAAATTTATTTATAAGACTATCTATACAAACGTGACACCATTAGTGCCGAGTGCTGAGGTGGTTCATGATACAACTTTCATCAACTCGGTAAAATACAGGGATATGATTTTATCTTTAGAAAAGCAGAGAAAAAAGATAATAGTATTTGGTTGGAACGAGAATGATTCACTTTTGAAAAAATACGAATTTGAGAATGTGGGAAATGAATTTGTGGCTTATGCGGATTCGGGAGCGGTGAGAATTGACAAGAAGAGAGTTGAGTGGACGGGCTTGGATTTATTTGTGAGGTCAGAATTTACAGTTTCAAAAACATTTTTAAGAGATGCGACGGGTCAATTTATTGAGGACAGGAATCATTCGATTGGGTTGAAGACAGGGATACAGATGGGGAAGATAGGGATTGACGGGAGTATGCATTATAATTTATTCAACAGGGATTGGATATTAGAAGGGCAATTAAATTTAAAACTATATTAAAATGGCAGAAAAAATACAATTAAAGGGAAGAGAATTTATAGTCGAAGAGCCGACTTTAAAACAGCTTAGGGATATAAAAGATTTATTGGGTCATGATATAATCTCGGGATTATCTTCTGAGCAATTAGATAAAATGTTAAGTGACCCGAAAATTATTTCCCAATTAATGGCGATACTTATCACTGAAATAGACCAATCAAGAACAGCTATAGAATCAAAAGCAGTGGTTGTAGCAGAAAAAGATATTAATGAATTATCTGAATTTTTCTATCAGCACGGAACTCTCAGGATATTCAAGGAAGTATTAAGTTTTTTTACATCAGCCTTGAGAGAGGCTTTGGGTATTGGTGGGGCGAAACCAGTAGCAGTGGCAGCAGCAGACAAAACAACGGCAGTCAAAGCCAAGGTCAAATAGATTACAAAGAAATTGCGATGGTGACTGCGGGATATGACATAGTGAAATTTGAAAAGGTGTACAGGTCGATGAGTGCTGCTTTGGCTATGTACACTTTCTCAAAAATAATCGAGAAGAAAAATTCTGAGACAAAGGAAAGATACAGAATAGTATTTATGCAGATGGACTGGATAGCAAAATGTTTTGCGGGTGAAGATACGGGGCTGCTGGAGAAGTTTGAAGAAACAGTTGCAGTTGCAGATGCAGCGGCAGGAGAGACAGGAGAAGCAGTTGCAGGAGCAGTTGCAGTGGCAGTAGCAGCTCCCGGGATGACGGAAGATAAAGAGAACAGTTTGATTTCGAACTTAGCAAAATTGGGATTTAAAATTAATAAACCGAAAAGATAATGGCTGAAAATTTAGGGAATGCGAATTTAGAATTAAGGGTTGACTTAGAAAAATTCAGTAATGAATTAAAGACAGCTCTTTCGATGGTGAAGCAGACAATGGTCGAGATGAAAAACGGTCTGAACATCAACGTTGACAACGTGAATTTTGCGCCGATTAAAGACGGTTTAAAGGGTGTTGATGAAGCGGCTAAAGACACTTCGAAAAGTGTTGAAGGGATAGATGCAGCGAGTGGTAAAGTCATTACAGGCTTTGCAAAGATGGAAGTAATGCGCGGAGTACTTGACGGAGTTAAGCAGGCATTTGGTGAGCTGAAGAACTACGTAATGAATCTGGGTAATGAATATGCCGATACAGAATTGGTGCAAGAAAAATTGAGGATGGGACTTGAGCGGATTGGAGCGGGCGATTACTTCAGTAAACTCAAACAGCAAGCGGATGAGCTGCATAAGATAACACCATTTGATGATCAGGACATTACGAATATGCAAAGCATACTCACGACATTTGACGGGATAAGCGGTGCAGCGATTCAGAACCTCACACCTTCTATTTTGAACTTAGCATCGGCATTTGCAAGAGCCGGTGACACGGGAATGGACTTACAGCAAATAGCGATAATGATTGGTAAGTCGGGAGCGGCTGAAATGGCGGGTGCACTTCAAAGAGTTGGTATAGTAATGTCAGAGACACAGAAAGAAATGTGGGGCACGATGACAGCGGCACAGCGATTTGATGAAATGCAAAAGATACTTGCGGCAAACTCGAGCATCACAGCAGAGGCATTCGGGAAAACATTAGCGGGACAAATCAAGATAGCGGAGAATGCATTCGGTGACATAAAAGAAGCGATTGGAAAAGCATTTGCACCAATGATAATAGAAGTAAGTAATGCGATAGTAGGATTGTCACAATTATTCCAAAAACTACCCGAAGGTATTCAGGCTACTATTGGAGTTGTTGTAGGATTGGGAGTAGCGACATTAGCACTTTTGCCGGTGCTTACTGCATTAAACATTGAGCTTGGCGGAATACCTATTATAATCGGCTCTATTGTGGCGGTAGGCGTAGGATTAGGAGTGTTGGGTGCATCAGCAAATGTAACAAAAAAATCAGTCTTAGATTTATCAGGAGAATTAACATCAACAAGAAATATTTTAGGAGAGTTAAATATTATCGCAGAATATTATGATGCAGTTACAATCGGTAATACAATAAGTTCGACTGATTTTAAAAATTCTTTACAAGCAGTAGCTCAACAATATCCCGGGATAATTTCAGGAGTAGATGAAGAGACAGGAGCGCAAAAAGTAAATTTACAAGTTCTTAATGATTTGATTGAGGCAAAGAAAGAAGAAATCAGAGTAAAAGAAAGAGCAATACAAATTCAACAAACCGAAGAGCTCGGGAAAAATATAGAGGTTTACACTGATGCACAAAAGGATTACAATAAACTTGTCTCAGAGGAAATCGATTTAAAAAGCGAGTTGATTGAGTTCAATCAAAGGAATTACAGCAACAGCGAAAAGGGCGAACAACAAAAAGCATACGATTTGAATGTTGTGAATAAAAAGCACGATGAAGTGATACAGAAATTAGCGGTATCAACTGACGGGGCAGATAAACTAAGGAATAGTTTTAGAGATATGATAATCACCGCTTTAAAGGTAGGGAATGTAGAGACAGAAATACAACGATTAAAAAATTCGACAATAAACAATGTAGATGCAACAAATTTATTGAAGTCGGCGTTTCAAAATTTCGCAAGTCCTGCAATAATGAGTTTATTGGGGTTAGACTCGGCGATGAAAAAAAGTGCAGACCTGTCGAAACTTTTTTATGAAGCATTACAATTGGCACAGGCAGGTAATTTTGAAGCTGCATTTAAAAAGTATCAAGAAGTAATGGAAAAAGCGAAGACCGTTCCCACGACAATAACTCCTCCCGGAGCGGGACCAAAAGGTAATACAGGTGACTCGGGTAAATCGAAAGAAGACGATGACATACTGAAATCGGTTACGGCTGATTACGACCACAGATTAAGGATAATGGATGACGAGGTTAAACTTGGTCAAAAGAGCGTACAGCAGCAGAAGGAATTATTGGGGCTTTATCAGGCAGCACTTGAGAATATAACGGGTTCGCTGACAAAGACAGAAGACAGGAACAAAGCAGAAGAGAAGATTTCAGATTTAAAAATAAAACAGGCGGACATTGATAAGAAGAACTCAGAAGAACTGAAGAAATACGACAAAGACAGAAATACAATAATCAGTGACGTTGAAACTTTTGTTGAAAAGAGAAAAATGAAAGTCCTCGAAGGGATTGCAAAAGAAGTATCGGAGATTGAGAACTCGTATAGATTGATGCAAGACAGAGTATCTCAGTCTGGAATCTCAGAAGACGATAAAGTATTTTTGAATGAGAAACTGAACTTCGATAAAACAATGGAGCTGAATAATCTGAAGATTCAGAATGAAAAAAATGCACTTGATGAATTAAGGCAAATGAAGAATAAGAATATAGAAGATGAATATGCAATGGGTGTTGATGCAGTGAACAAGAAATACGACAAAGAAAAAGAGAGAATCCAGAAGACATATATTGAAGGGACTTCCAGAAGTAATATGTTAAAAGAGCTTGAGATTGCGAGAGTGAAAGAGCTTGAGACAATACAGACGGATTCGGGGAAGAGGGTAACTGCGCTTTTACAAGCTGGATTCCAAGGAGTACAGAGTATAATCGGTAATGGGTTTAATGAGATGTGGAACGATGTATTTGGAGAGGCAAACTCATTATTTGAAATGTTTATAAAAAGTGTAATTCAGAAATTAACAGAGATTGCGGCATCGGCATTTTTCGTAATGATATTGAGAGCGATAGGGGTTTACGGAGGGGGCGGTGCTTCGGCAGCGTTTGCAACAGGCGGATATACAGGAGACGGAAATCCGACGGATATTGCAGGGGCGGTACACTACAAAGAATTTGTAATCAATGAAGAAGGATTGAGTGTACCCGGCAACAGAGGATTTGCAGAGCTGATGAATCAGGGCAAGAGCATAGGAGATATGATAAGGAATATGATACCGAAACAAGTGAGTTATGATATGCCAAGTTATGATTTTAGTCCGAGTACATCCGGCGGGAGTAAAATAATCAATGTAAACATTGGAGACGTTAACACATCGGTACATAAATTAACAGGACTCGGCGAAAAAGATTGGATTGACGTAGTTGATGAAGTAATACCAAAAATAGCCGACGGTTTACACAGAATCGGGAAAGAAGTTTTAGACAAATCATTAAAAAATAATTAATATGGTAAAAATAATTTTAATAACCATATTGTTGATGTCAACAATATGCTTTGCACAGACGGACACGTTTTACAATGCTCCGAGTGCATACACAACATACTATCATTTGCGAATGTGGGATGAAGGAGACAGACCGGGAGCGGACTCGATAAATCAGAATTTAAAAGATATAGACAGTTATTTGAATAGTATTTATACGAGTTCAGTACACACTACGGGTAATCAATTCATATCCGGTAACAAAACATTCGACAAATTATATACGCGGAAAATAACGGTACTTTCGACAAACACGAGCATAGACTCTTCGAACAAATATTACAACAGAACGGACTTTATGACGGAAGCTCCATACTGCAATTACATACCTGCAAATGGGGGTCAGCTTGCGAATAAATATTACGTAGATACAGTAGCGGGGACACTGAATTCTCAGATGGTGCATAAAACGGGCAATGAATCAATACAAGGAGAAAAGACATTTGAATCGCCCATGACAATTGGTGAGAGTGATGGAAGTACGAGTTTGAACTTTCAATCAACTGACGATTTTTATTTGAAATGGAACGGGAACAGTTATCTGAACTACAACGGGACACGGACTACACTGAACGGGAATCTTGACATAACCGGAGCGTATAAAGTGAATAACGTTACAGGATACTTAACGAGCGGTTACGGAACAAAGGCGGGAGCAACTCTTTACGTAGCATCGGGAAGCGGCGGTTCGCCTACGACAGAGCTGAATTACGTGACACTGACAATTAACGGGACATCTTATGACATAATAGTGAGATGAAGAAATTATTTATCATAATATTGATATTTATTTCAGTTGAATTATATTCACAGGATTCGGCAAAATTCGTGATTGACACATTCAGGGTTGAATCCGGAATATTGATTTCGAAAGAAGGGATAGGGTTTATTCCCTTCCAGAATATCTCAGGTGAGCAACTGAAATACATACAAGAACTCATACTATACTTTGAGACCGGGAACAGATTGAAAAAATGGATACAGACTAAATAATGCAGGCACTTCACGCAGACATATTAGCAATACAGGAATCGCAATCAGTACCGAGCATCGCTTGGGAAGTGGTATTTAAGATTAATGGAATGGATTACGATGTGAGTGACAGGTTGATGACAGGTGATCCGGGAATAATTGACTCAGCGGATTACAGAGAGAATCTGACATACGTGAATGAGCTTTCGCTGAAGCTGAATAATGAAGATGGATATATAACAAATCAGAGCGGGACCGGGGTATTGGATGTTGACATTGACAGTGAGATTGAAGTAGTGATAAGCGGATACTTTAATGTAGCCGGTGGGATTGATCATAAGATTGCGAAGTACGGCGGGTGGATAGATTTGAAGAGATTAAAACCTAACTTTACAGAGTATTATTGTGAAGTCGGGATATACAGTTATTTGGGCTTAGGCGATTACGTTTCTGCGGCGAACATAACAACACAATATTTTGATACAAACGGCTTGATACTTTGGTCAACAGGACTTTGGGTAAGGAATGCGAACATAACAGGGAAAGTCTTAAAACTCGGGATACATTCAATTGAGACAAAGACTGAAGAAGGATATTTTGCAAGACTTGACGACGGGGAGTGGGTTGAGATTACACCCGGCGCAGCTGCGGAATATACACTTTCGAATATTGACGATTCGCAGCAAGTAACGATATACTTTTATTCATTGTATGAATTTGTGACTGATGCAATATCTTATATTGTAGTCACAGAAGAAGGCGAACAATATCCGCAAACATTTTACTATTATACTGAAATTCGAACAGTGATTAAAGAGGCATTTAAGTATCTTAAAATCACAAATACGAGTATTGAAAGATATGACATACCGACCTATGATGAACGGAAGGTTTTATCGATAATGAAGACAATGCTTGGTGATATGATAACGGATGCAGCATCGGTAGTAAGTGATGGTGAATATAAATTTTTTATTTCTGTGGCAACACCATCGCCGACGAACTTAAATCAAATTTGGTATTACAATTCGAATACGGAGGTTTTAGAAAAGATTTATGAGACCGGTGTTAATACATTTACAAAGCACAGATTAGTATATGAGCCGACATTGAACTACTTATTTGCATTTTATTCAAATCCTGAAGAAGATGAAGATAACGGAATGCTCCAAGCGATTAACCTCAGTAACAACTCTTACCAGACAATATACACAAATGCAGGACTGGAGAATGCAGATGTATATATTAGATTTTTGTATTATGCAGCGGAGACGTGTTTCTTCCTGATACAATCAGACGGCATTGATATGATTAGTAATAATGGGGCTGTATCGAGAGTGCTCAATGATTCAGGGATAGAGACTAACGGGATGAGTTTTATTTATGAGGATTACATAAATTTGGTAGTCTGGTTATACTACACTAAGAATGACAGTGGCACAAGAAAGGTTTACAGAGTAAATCCAAGTGAGCCGGGTACACCTGAATACATAGCGGATTTTTTCACAAATTCGGATTATAACAATTATTATTGCACTCCGTTTTATTCGGAAGGATATGTGCTTCTGATTCATAATAATAATGTGTTGAAGAAATTCACACTTGACGGGCACTTTAGCGACATATCACTTGGCGGTTTAGAGATATACTCTTTATTCGAATACGCAGAACGGATGTATTGCTTTCTACAATCATCTGATTTAACAGATAAACGTATCGGATATATAACCAATAGCGGACTGGAGATTGAGTCCGGTAACATAAATGATGTACGGCTATTTAAGATCAACACAAATTGGATTGCACAAAGACAGAAACTATGTCAGTTTAAAAACATAAATAACGAATATGATTTGGCTTTGATTTCGAACAGACCCGGGTTTCTATTTCGCTGGTCTAAATGGGTAACACCGTTTATTTATGGGGAATTTGATTATACGAGCAAGACAATTCGAGAGTTGCTTCAGGAGACAGCCAATAATTATTTAGGGTTTATCAGAGTATCTTATGCAAAGGTCGGTCAGTTTATTTCGAGGGATTCTACATTATCAAATAATTCGATTACTATCCAGAAGAAATATATCAAGGACAGAAGTGCGGAGAGGGTTTACTCGGAAAAATATAACGGTGTAAAGGTAAGTAACGGGACTGTCGATGCTTACTATGGTAATAGGGCTGTGAACGCGAAGACATTATCGTTGGATTTGCAATTTGTGGCTGATGAAATTGTAATGGATATGGCTAAATACTTTTACGATTACTACCAGATTTTGAGGAAATTATTCACGATTAAATACATACCGACATTCTACAATTATGATGCTATTGAAAAAGCGAACTTGAGTGAACTTGGATTGGGCATAGGGAAGATACACAAACTATCACCAAAGGAAAGTGTTTTGGAATTAACCATAATGACAGAAGATGAGTAATGTAATAGAAGGCAAATCATATCCCACTTTGAGTTGGGGAGGTAAGGTATATAAACTACCTGAGCCGACGGGACCGGATAGGAGTTCTTTAAGGCAATATGATTTTAATGAGATACAGAAATCAACCTACTTCTCGGAAGGCAAGAATCTGATTACAGTTGGTCGCAAATGGCAATTCGTTGCAAACTTATCTTGGTATTCAACCAACAAAGTGACATTAAAAATGCTTCAGTTAGCGGCTTGTCAAGAGTATGTAGAGTTTGTATTGAACTCGGAAATCCCATCGATAAAATTCAATGTCAAAGTCATATCTCCGAAGTTTAGATTTATGGCAGGACTAAGGCATTCTTATTCGGTTTCGGTTCAGATGGTTGGTTCGGAATTACTCGATGCACCCGGTTACGGTGATCTTGAAATAGCGGGTTATGGGTTGGATTACGGTAACACACAAATAGGACAGACACCTTAAGAAAAAACAAATACTATGCCATAAATCGTAAGTGACGGAAATGTCAGTAACTTAACAGGTAAAATTCCAAATAATCGTGCAATTTATTCCAAAAAATCGTGAGCGCGGTTTATATAAACAAAAGACAAAAACCAAATGAGA